GGTAGCTGGCTATCCGCCTGGTGCTCTTTAGCCATTTCCTGGTCGAGATTGTTCAAATTGGCCATTCGATACCAGCCTCGTCAAGCCCTTCAGTTATCAAAATCAGAGCGGTCTGCTCAAGGACGACAATACCATGACGCAGCTTTTTGTTGTCAGATTTGAGATTTTTGAGATTGACAACAACATTTTTCAGTATCTCAACGGGTGACATTTCCGGCGAATCGCCTGGCTCCGTATCAGGCGGATCGTTCGGCGGAGCTTCCGGCTCCGAACCCGATATCTCGTAAGGTGACGCTTCCGACGGATCGTCCGGAGGCATTACGTTGGTTGTTGCTCCCTTGAATTTCTTGGCCTTGGCCTTTTTCTTTTTCGCCATGACACATCCTTCCATTTTTTAGGCCGTTCTGGCCTGGCTCATTGCCTTGGTCATCGATTCCAGTTTTTCTACCATTTCGTCTTTCTGATGTTTTGGCAACCCGGTCGCCTGAATGAGATAAGGGGCTATGATTTCAGGGGGCAACAGCTCTTTGATAGCTTCAAGCTCGTAGAAATTGCTTATCTGAGTCGTTGGAGCGTTTGGACTCTGAATTATAATAATGCTATATTTGCCGGTCCTGTACGCTTTCAACTGCTCTATAAGCTCTTTCTTGGCCATCTCAATAGCCTGAGCGTCCGCTTGCTGAGTGTATTGCTCAAGTGACTGCTCATACTGACGGTAAAACATATGCTGGTTTTCCGGTGTCATTTGGACAAATAAAGGGTTCTGCAACGGGCTTGTAGGTGGCGGGTTGGTCTGCATCACCTGCATCCTGGCAGTATCCAGCAGGTCGCCACTTACCAAGTCCTTGTCCTGGATCAGATAGCTGATCTCGTCTTCCGTATAAGTCTCTGTGTGGCGAATCATTTCCATCATCGTATGGCTCATAATCTGCACGCTGTAATCGAACCGGTCATAAATGATCTGATTGGTTGACATCGATTGCTTGACTTTTTCACGGTAGAGGCGGCCCGATTCTTGCCGGCTGGGTTCGTAGCCTCTGCTTGAGCCGGTAACGCCGCTGATTTCCTCGATGTAATTCTTGTCGATCGCCTGTAACTGTACGTGGCCCTGCGATAGCTGATTGGGCGGGATTTTCTCGAAAGTACCGCCGCATTTATTCAATTCGATTATCATGTTGCTGGAATTGCCAAAATCCCGAAGCGTGTTCAAGTACCCCGCTGCCCCTTCTTCACCAATCAGTATGCCACCGTTGGCCGTGCTGTTGAGAATATGCTCAGCGTTGGTCATGCGTTTATTCACACCGTCCTGGGGACCGACCAGGTTGTCTATGACACCCATATCGTATTGGGTTTCGCCAAACGGTGAGAATGGAATCAGTGGAAACTGGCTCATCCCATTGTAGGGGTCTTCGACGTGTTCCAGTACCAGGTGCCCTACCCGTGTCAGCTTGTGCAGCAATGGCATGGGTTTCTTTTCCTTGATCTCGAACACCTGGGGATATTGGCTGGCTACCAGCTTGGCCTTTTGGATTTTTGCCCAGTCTTCTTTTTTTCTCGGATTGAGCCACCAGGTCTCCCAAGTGCGCTTGTCACATACCAGCGTCCTTGTGACATATTCACGGAACCAGGTCTCATGGACCCGGCTGCGCCATTTCCGCATTATGTCCTGGTCGAACAATATCTCGTTGGTATCGTCCTCACTGGCGGCTGTGTTGCCCACGAGATAGTCAGCTAACCTGTGAACCACGCTCCGGCCCTTCTCGCCGATATAGTCCTCCAGAGCGTCATCGATATCTTTGGCCTTATCGGGATACATCGCTTTCAGCTTGTCCTGTCGGACCCAATCTGAATCGATGACAAAGTGTGCACCGTTAGTGTTATCGTTCAGGTCGTAGCTCAGACAGGCAGGGTCAGACCGGATAGCCAGCGATGGCCGTGACCGCAGTATAATCTGACCGGTCACAGGCTCCGTGTCGTAGTCAATTTCCAGCTTGAACCAACCCAGACACGACTTGACGCCGTTCATAAACACGTCGCTTTTGATATAATCCCCATTACACATATCCATGATGTGCTTGAGCAGTTCGGTTATCAGTTCGGCGACACAGGCATAACCGCCCCGTCGTTCGACAACCTTGCTGTCTTTGCGGTTCTCTCGCTCCAGGCTGGTCAGGTAATTGATTATCGGTAAAATCTCATTGTACACCCGCCAGGGCTTTCCTTCGTTCGCCAGTCTGTTCTTGACCGATTCAGAGAATGTCTGAATGCCAACATAGTAATCGGAACCCCGTTTGCTCCGTTCGGCAAAATCCTTCCACCGCTCCGAGTCACGGACAGCCGAATCGTATTCAAGACATAGATTTAACGCTTTTTCTTCCTGCATATCTAAACCGCGTTTCTATAGTAGTTTGACCAGTCGCCGTAACTGTTGTCCGAACTCATTTTGACTATGCCCAGCTGGAACGCGATCGCCAGATATCTGAACGCGTCCGCGGGATGTGATGCCCATGTATGGGACGGCTGACGACTATAAGCCGGTCGCATGTCCTGGCTCAGGGTCTCAATACGTTTCCAGCAGTATTCAGCAAGCCCTTTTAGGCCTTCCTCGCAGGCTTTTGCCTCGAACCAACATCGGGGAAATATCAGCCTTGCCGACTCGATACCGTCCTCGATCGCCAGCCTGGGCAAAACCGAAAAATCAATGCCAAGCTCTTTTGCGGCCTGTAGTCTTGTGTTGCCGGTCGCCATTTCGTGCTGTTCTATGTCGTGTGGAGCGAAGTGCCTGCCATAGACCCAATCGTTCTCACGTTTCTTGTCGTCCAGCAACTTGACATAATCAGCGAACCCAAGTCCGGGCCCCAGCTGCTGAAAATAATCGATGACGTGGATTTCCTGGCCAACTACCCGGAAAAACCATATTGACGTGTTGGCTGCCCCCAAGTCCCAGGCTGTATGGACAAGTGCGTGTGGTTCCTTGGGGATAGCGCATATCCGGTTATCCTTCTTGGCCTGGACCAGTTCCTTGCTATAAACCGCACCTTCGACAGTTTCGGGAATCTCGCCGAGCACTCTCGACCGGTAAAAGTTGGAATTGACCCCATATTGCTTGCGGATCCGCTGTTCATAGTTCCGCCCGCTGACACCTGGTATAACATCTGTGCCCGTTCGGTAATTCGGCGTGTCCTGGACCGCGATTGTTATGCAATTATACCCTGAATCCGGCTTAAAACAGTTGGCAAAATCGCCGTAAGCGCTTGTGGGGTTGCCAATTGCGAGTAATTTGCATTGTTCGCCAGTTAGCAGGCCAACCGTTGCCGCCGACCATATCTGTGGCAAAATGCCAGCCGCTTCGTCGAATATCACAAGGACATGGTCGTTATGGAACCCCTGGAAACGGGTCGCCTGTGCTGTAACTGTGTCCGGCCTGGTCGAGAACCCGATAGCAAACCATTTATCACTCAGATCGAGCTTCGTGCCGGTTATCCTGCCGCCCAGCGGTATCCTGGCCTGGCTGTGAGCAACGCCAATCTCACGCCAAAGGATATGTTCTACCTGGTTGTTGGTAGGCGCTGTGGTAATCACCGTGGCAGGATGGTGAGTATATAAAAACCACAGAGCCAATCGAGCGGCTGTGTAGGTCTTGCTAACGCTGTGGCCTGCTTTCACGGCCGTAAGTTGATTGTCACGAACACTTTGCGCTACTTCGACCATCTTTGGCCAAATAAAATCGTCCCGCACGTCCAGTACATCCGCCATAAACCCAATAGGGTCAGACTGATGATAGCCCAGAATGTCAGTTCCGGCTCGTGGTGCTGGCGTCGGTTCGGTTGAAACGGTCATTCTTAACCTGCTCTACAAAATCAGTGTAGGTGAACACCTGATGCGTGTGACGCTCTTCAAACATGCCCAGGTGTTTGCCCAGTAATTCATTTGCTCGGATAGCGGCGCTAAACTGCTTGGCCTTTACTGATTGCCGCTCACATCGACGCAGTTGCTCAATAACCATGTCTTGGGTCAGTTCAGTACGTTTCTGCCGTTTCATGCTCAATCGTTCAATTACGGCCTGGATTTCAGGCTTCTTCAATAATGCGTGTCCCTGCGCATATGCCGTTTTTTGGCTATAGCCAGCCCTTTTCGCGGCCTTGGTCGCACACAGATCGACCATGTATTCCTGACAGAATCTTTTTTGTTTAAGGTTCAACATCTCTAATCCTTTTCACCAACGGCGGCGCAGATTGTGTCTCACGTTAATGAGACATGTATCACTTCCATGAGACAGTATAACACAAGAATTTATTTAGTCAATTTTTTTTTACTTTAATCCTATACTGCAAAAACACTTATGATAAGCGTCGAAAAATAAGTAGAAAAAGCTAAAGAATATGCCTTGACAATGACGACTTTTAGAGTACAATTGATGACATACGATGACAGGAACACCAATTATGACAACAATCAAAAAACAGAAACCTCGACTGATCGCCGCTCTGGAGCTAGCCCAAATGATAGGAACGTCCGTCCGTACTGTCATGCGATACCGGGCTGACGGCCGGCTACCGGCCGCCGTTGACATTGCTGGACTGATACGGTGGCGGCTGACGGATATCGAGCAATGGCTTGAGCTAGGCTGTCCTGACCAGAAGTCTTTCGATGATATGGTCCAGGCCGCCGGTGATCTGGACCAACAAGGAATGTAAGAGGGTGTGCGTAAAATGGTTGCAGTATTTTGAGAGGAATATGCAATGAACCTAAAAACGTGGAAAAAAGAGTTTTACCCAGTCCCAGGTTCGCGTCCCAAAGCCATCAAAAAGGTGATAGAGCATTCACTGCGTATGTGGCTTGGGTTGCAAAAGGCTAATTTGGAGGAACACAATTTGCGTCGTAGGGAATGGTTCATCACAAGTAAAAAATATAGTGAGTTAAGGTATCGGTTTGCAGTAGATGGGAGCACTAATGCGTTGTGCCGTAGATACCATAAAGATGGCCAGTGCGGAAACTGTCCGTTTATATTGAATATAGGGAAGTGCGATGAATTTAGTATGCGTAAAGGGTCTCTCCCGCCATATGGTTCATGGATAAAATATGGGAACCCGGAGCCGATGATTGAGGGGCTGCGGCTTTTGTTGGAAAAACTGGAGGCGGGGGAATTGGTTGAAGGGTAACACAATGAAAACCATGAACAAAACCACGTTGACCTATTTATTAGAAAAATCCTGTGTGTTTACCGCTGTTGAAATAGAGAAGATTATCAGCACCCCTTGCGATAAATACAGCCTCGGTAATGCAACAGCCGCCTGCGAATCGCTTGGTATACATTTACATAGGTCCGATTTTCAGACTCTAATCGATGTTTTCGAACGAGAATACACCGACAGCCTATAACATTAAACCAGAACGGGCACTTTTTTGGGAGGCAAAGCAATGGGAACTATCACAATCACAGCGGAATCAGAAGGTATGAATCAAGATTATCCAGGTTGCTTTACGTGGGATGGCATAGTTTGCGATAAGCCAACTGACATACTGTTTAGTCCAGAACGCCATATGGAAATCCGTCTGCCAGAAGGTAAAACTGTCGAGACAAAGGGCGGCAGTTTGTATATGTGCGGCAGTTATATCTACACAAGGGACGACAACGTTATCAAGCTCGACGGTGGTGAAATCCACAGAGGTGGTTGGTAGATTAAACCGGAACGGGCACTTTTTTGGGAGGCAAGATAATGACAACTAGTCAAGAATCGTTTGCGGCGCTGTGGGATTTTGAACGGGAAGTACAATCGGGTACAATGACGATGGCTGAGGCTAATAGGCACTGTCGGTCATTACGAAGGCAACGCACAGAGGTATTGGTGCAGCAAGGTTATGTAGTAACGCGGTGGACCCTATATAACCAATCGCGGAAGTATTGGTCGTGGAACGAGCCTTGCGGGCTGCGATGCCCGACCTATATGCTGGATTATAGTCCGTCAACTGGCAAGGCCATTGTGAATGTATGACCGAGCATTGATGTGGTGCTGACGTACAGCTTGATGGCGGAGTCATTTATTGATAAGCCCGATCAATAAGGAACCAAAATGTATTATCTATCGAACATAAGAATCAATGACTTGTTGTCTTTGCTGAAATCCCTACAGAATCACTCTAAAAAGCTTATTGATTCAAAGGCTACAGCGGACCATGTAAGACTATATCACAAGAAAAGGCACGATAAGACTGAACAGCTAATTCGCGTATTGAGGGATTGGAAAGACTGTTTCCAGGCTGGTTAACCTAAACTAGGAGACAAAACATGGGCACAGCTGCATTTGCGTTTTTTACTGGGATGGTGGTTTCGATTTTTATCCTGCTAATTTCTTTGACGGCGCGTATTGACAAATTGTTTGATTATCTGAAAGCTTCAGCTGCTAAAGATAAAGAAGATGAAAGGTAAAGCAATGAAAACTATTATAATAACACCGGAATCGCAAGGCGTTCGACCTTATATCAAAAAAGACTGGTATGTATGGATTGGTGGAAAATACAAAGAACCGACTAACGTTAAGTTCGCTGATGGTATGAATATCTACTTTTCGGAAATCGAGGGTATTGATACATTTGGTGGGG